AATATTATAGCGGATGGCCGCCACGTGTGCGAACAGGATTAGAAGTTCTATTGAGGGTTCTAGTATATATTGTCACCAATTCACCAATTGCTATAGAGTTTTAGAGCGGAGCGAATTGGTGACATCGTTTTATTTACAAGAATGCCACCACCAAAGCGTTTCCGTATAAATGCCAAAAACTATTTCCTCACATATCCCCAGTGCTCCTTATCAAAAGAGGCTGCTCTTGAACAAATTATCTCGTTGCAGACACCTAGCAGTAAGAAGTTTATCAAGATAGCAAGAGAACTTCACGACGATGGGCAGCCTCATCTCCATGTCCTGCTTCAATTCGAAGGGAAGTTCTGCTGCACAAATAACAGATTGTTCGACTTGGTTTCCCCAACAAGGTCAGCACATTTCCATCCAAACATACAGGGAGCTAAGTCGAGCTCCGACGTCAAGTCCTACGTCGACAAGGATGGAGACACCATTGAATGGGGAGAATTCCAGGTCGACGCTCGTTCTGCAAGAGGTGGTCAACAGACTGCAAACGAGTCATACGCCAAGGTTCTGAACGCAGACAACCTAGAAAGAGCCCTTCAAATATTAAAAGAAGAACAGCCGAAGGACTTCGTCCTTCATCACCACAACATACGCTCTAACCTAGAGCGTATCTTTGCTAAGGCTCCGGAGCCATGGGCTCCTCCGTTTCACCTCTCCTCGTTCACTTTAGTTCCACAGGAGATGCAAGATTGGGTCAATGATTATTTTGGGAGAGGTGCCGCTGCGCGGCCGGAAAGACCTATTAGTATAATAATCGAGGGTGACTCTCGAACGGGGAAGACCATGTGGGCACGTGCGCTAGGGTCCCATAACTACTTGTCCGGTCACCTCGATTTCAATTCGCGGGTCTATTCAAATGATGTGCAGTACAACGTAATAGATGACATCGCACCGCAATATCTAAAGTTAAAGCATTGGAAGGAATTGATAGGTGCTCAAAAAGACTGGCAATCAAACTGCAAATACGGAAAGCCAGTTCAAATTAAAGGAGGGGTTCCTTGCATTATACTTTGCAATCCTGGCGAGGGCTCCAGCTATAAATCTTTCCTCGACAAAGAGGAAAACGCAGGATTGAAAGGTTGGACCCTTCACAATGCGAAATTCGTCTTCCTCAACTCCCCCCTCTATCAAAGTTCAACACAGAGCAGCTAAAAAGAGGGCTATCAGGAGAAGACGAATTGATATAGATTGCGGGTGCTCCATATACGTCCATCTTAACTGCGCAGGACATGGATTCACGCACAGGGGAACTCATCACTGCACGTCAGGCAGAGAATGGCGTCTATATCTGGGAGATATCAAATCCCCTCTATTTCAAGATGAACCACGTAGAGGATCCACTACACACAACGACCAGAATATACCACGTCCAGATCAGGTTCAACCACAACCTGAGGAGAGCATTGGCTCTCCACAAGGCATATCTCAATTTCCAAGTCTGGACGATATCCCTGAGAGCTTCTGGGACGACATATTTAAATAGATTTAAATTCCTAGTCATGCTGTACTTAGAGCGAGTAGGTGTTATCTCGCTTAACAATGTAATAAGAGCTGTTCGTTTCGCAACAGACAAATCATATGTAAATTATGTACTTGAGAATCATGTAATAAAATTCAAATTTTATTAATTGGTTATCGAATCATAAAAATAGATCCGAATTTTTAGAGTTGCATACACGGGGTTAGAGGCATGAGTACATGCCATGTACAATAATAATGCGTTTTCCGTATGATTCTCGTATTTCCCTGCTTCTTGGTGGTTGTAGACAACATGATTGTTGACCTTCCAAAAACGCCTGACCAATGCCTGTTCGTTGCTCGCATATTGTCCACCAGTGACTTTGGCATAGAACCGGTGCATGACTTGAAAACGATCACGAAGATCGTTCTTAACCGTAGCAGTACTGGGTTCATTGTCGAACATGTTGAACACTTGGCCAAAGTCCATAGGGGTGCCATAGGGTCTCCTGTCTCTAACCAACCAAAACATCACACTGTTCGTGTGATTCTTCAACTTGATATTCTCGTCCATCCATATCTTACCTAGAATATAAACGGACTTAACACAAAAACGTTTCCCTACACGATGGGTAATACCATTACCTCTTGTCACGTCAGACACACATATCACCTTACCAACATGGGATATATCGTGTCGCTGTTCAAAGGACTGGACCTTACAAGGGCCTTCACAACCTCTAGGTACATCGGGGGTTCTATACATCCGATATATCCTGGGCTTCCGGTACATGGGCCTGTTGACCCATTCAGAGGCCCTGTTGTTTTTTGGACCTCCTCCTCCACGAGGTGAAAAATTGCTAGAGCGGGATACCTTTGAGGTCCCTGCCATGTGGCGCCATGGGGCATCCCGCTTAACCATTTTGAATTAAAGAATTAGTCAGTTATTCTTGAATATATAACCGTTAGAACCAACTTGGGTACCAAGTTGGGCTTATCTAGACCACTCAGACAAATTTTCATTGGACAGGGGAATAACTTTACTTTAATTCAAATACACTCGGTCCAAAAGAACGAGCCCAAAAGAAAAGGGCCATAAAAAATCGCGCGGCCATCCGGT